CTCCTCCAAGTTGTTTAATTCTCCAAAGGGCACACCGACAATATACAAATTTCCATGGGTGGTCTCGTTTCGTTCCAGTACCTTTAAATCATCTCTAACTTCTTCGAGTAAACAAAGAGCCGATTTATTATAGTATTCAAGTGAATGCATAGGCAGGTCATGCTGTCCCGGGATCGTTATCAAAGGACCCGGTAAGTTAAGATAAGCCCATGTGCATAACCAGGGGCTGGCCTTCCAATTATCAAATACATCGCCGGCACATAATACCGGGCAGTGATTGTTTCTTGAACTCAGGTCTTTAAGGAATTGAAGTTTCCTCTCTTGTGCGATGATGTAATCATCTGTTCTGGAAATTGGAGTGGAGTCTGTAAGATGAAGGTCCGCTGTTAGTATTGCATCAGCAACAGGTTGTTTTTGTTTTGTCCTTCTCATGTTATACTAATCCTTTCCTTCTAAGATAAAACCGAGGAAGCCCAATATTTTTCTCCTGCTTAATCCGCGGATTAAAAAAGATATTACTTATACCTTTCGCGAAGTAAAACGCGGGCTTGCTGGGTATTTTTGCCCCCAAAGTTGATTTTAAATGGTGTCCTTTCCTCATTGTTGTACTATTTCCTTTTTCATCTGATTACCACACAACGGACAAATATCTGGGGCCAGTTCATGGTATTGTTCTTCGATTCCCTGTATTCTTTGATCAGTGTTCTTAATATTTTTCTGTAAACGGCTTGCCTGCGAAACTAACTGCTCTAAAGACTGAATTTCCTTACCATGTTCCCTCCACTTCAACAATTGTTCTTCTGCGGCGTTGCACTTGCTGAGAAGATCAGGAACATACTTTGTAGCCTCCAACCACTCACTTAACTCCTGGGCTCTGTCTACTTTGTTTATTAAATTATGTAAATTACTGTCCTTCTTGTCTCTCGACTTTTCAAGCTCCTCGATTCCCTTTAGTTTACTTTCTATAGTTGGAATGTCGGAATATTGTTCCATTTGCTCTTTATACTCTTTCAGCTGTTCTTCGTTGTGTTTAATGTTTCTACTAATATCATTGTAAGCCTTCTTTAGTCCGGCGATGGCGTAATCAATATCATCAATAGATGCCGCCTTGTTTAACAGCCTGGCAGCTTCCCCAGGAGAGTTTGCTAGCAGGAAAGGTGGTTCCATTTGGGCTTGGATGTTGGCTAAATCTAATTGTAAGATATTTGTAACTTCTTCCGGCACTTCGGAACCAAATGCTTTTAGTGGTTGCCCGTTAATGATATATTCATTCCCGGTTGTAGATCGGATTCGTTCAACAACGTTTTCTTCTGAAGTGTGTAAAACCACTCTGGTGTTCCCGCCCCATTCTGATCGGAAAGCATCCCCCAAAGGACGGTTTGAAATCACCCAGTTAATTGCTCGAAAAACTGCAGACTTACCTGCGTCAGAGCGGCCAATAATCACGTTGGTGCCCGGGACGAATTCTATAACAGTTTTCTTGTGGCTTTGGAAGTTTTCAATTTCAACTTTGGTTATCATTTTGTGGCTCCTTTAGTAGTTCAAAAAATCTCTCCGCATCCATAACTATAATAGGATCCACGCGGTTCTTCTTCACGATTAGTAACCAATCCGTGCTTTCACGTTGGTTATCTTTGGCTTGTTTAATCCAAGCTGGCAAATTCCATGCTTCCTGATGCTTGCATTCAACAGAGAATGGAAACCTGTCCTTAGCTTCACCAACTAGCCTAACATCTGTTCCGGACTGGGATGCTTCTCTGGATGCAATCATCTCATCTTTACCCCAAGGAATGCACAGCAGTTCAGATATCTTTTGACAAGCCCACTGCTGCAAAGCCCGTCCCTTTGCCTTTGCCGATGCTGTACTGATTCCTTTTTTCTTTTTCTTTTTTGAGTTGATTGTTCTTTTTCTTTCTATCATTGCCTTGGCTTCCTTTTCTCAACAAACTTTTCTTCAACCTCATTCCAAAGCTCAATAGTTTTGTCCTTCAACTGCTGTTCTAGTCCTTCCTCCTCAACGGTTTTAATAGCCTTGTCCATCGACTTACCAAGAGCCTGATCGCCAAGTCTGTAAACTGTATCTGAAGTGACAGATTTGGTAAATGCCAGGTTGCCCCGGATGTCGTCTATACCGTAATCATACAAGATATAGACTTCAGCTGAACGGAAAGGTTTCCAAACTGAGGATTTGAATACTTCAATTCCTACTCGAACTCCAACTATACGTTCATGTTCCTTACCCCGCACTGAACGCTTTACTTTAATTTTCTGCGGGCTCATACAACGTAATCTCAGACTGGAATAGAATCCTAAAGCCTCGCCTCCTGGACTCGTATACTTTTGCCCGTATGGACCGGCGTCCAGGTTCTGCCTGATCTGATTTGAGCAGACCATTAAAACATTCCTTTGGCTGATAATCCTGCAAGTTTTTCGAAGCTCCTCACTAAACTCTTTGGCTCTGCGCATTCCCATTTTGTCTCCTTCTTCTTTATCCATCTCCATGTCAGTAGAAAGAGCTGCCAATGAGTCAGCAAGGACACCGTAAGATTGTTCAGTATCCTTTTTCTGCGGGATCCACCCCCGAACAGATGTAAACACCTGAGGAATGGTGTTTGGAATGGTATAGTTAATAGTATTTGAATCAAGATCAAGCCCGAACATTTTCGCGAATTGTTTATTCAACCGGGCTTCCGGATCATGGAACATTATCGTTCCACCAGCTTTTTGAATGTTACCAGCTATTTGAGAGAGAAGAACTGTTTTGCCTGTGCCAGAAGGCCCAAAGATTTCGACAAGGATCCCAGTTGGTATTCCTCCTTCTCTAAATCGGCCTCCGCTGATAGCCAGATCAAGTAGGGTTGATCCTGTTGATACCGTACTATCAAAGCCTTCGTATTCTTGAGGATCAATCTGCTCCTTATTCTTGTCATTGATGTGCTTTCTATCTACCTGAGCGCTCAACTTTTCAGTTCGTTTTTGCCTTGTTCGCTTCAACACGACCCCACCTTCTGCACCATCTTATTTTCTAATTCTCTGAGAATTCTATTGATGTGATCCTCAGACACTTTCCGCCGCCTTAACCTGTCTTCAATTTCTTCTAAATACTTTTTCTGTAATCTCACACCAGCGACGGTGTGCTTATTTTCTGTTTCTAACCTTCTGCCCCACTCGGAATACGCACGCTCAACTAATTCTGATATGATTTTCTTTTCTGGCATATTGACATTTTCCAGCCATTCTGATAGTACCTTTTGTACTAGTCCTTGTAAACTGTCTTCATAGTGTAAAGCCAACAACCGTAGATGTTCTACCAGAGATACTGGCAGATATGCCCCCACCAACTTAGTATTTTCCTGCGCATCCTGCTGCTTAGTATTTTTGAATGGATTTTTCTTTTCTATTTTAATCACCTCCGAATTGTTGCTTACCACACTAACTATAACGAGATAGGAGGATTAATATCTGGGTTAAAACCAAACCACTTATCCCGTTCTTTAGTTGCTTGATTGTAAACTTTAATAGATTCCATTAAATGTTCTGCTACGATATAATCGGGAGTACTGATTTCAACGTCTATGCCATGCTTATTAATCAAGCATGTTAGTTCATCTTTAAACTCGTTAATCTGGTCTGCTGTAATCATAAATCAACTTTCCTCCTTCCTTTACAATTTATTTAATTTTGGCGAGGCCTGGCTGAAAGGCCCGGGTTACCGAATCGAACGGATACCCCACTCCCTTGCTCCTGGGAAGGCCCCAGTGGTCAGCTCCACCTGTGACCCCGCCAAAGTTTTTACTCTTCAAATGCTCTTAAGTCTCCAAAATACTCTCGTACTCGCTCAACTAATTTTTCCAGCTGATTTTTATACGATTGAGTTTCTCCTAGTCTTTCTGGGCTTTCAAGCCTGCTTCATGGTCTTGCATTCTTTCCACCTCCTTAATTAATTTTGGCGGGGCTTCCGGCTCACCCACCCCTCTTTGCCGGTATCCGCTGACTGCCCGGGTAAGGGTTCCCCCGTAAAGTATTAACAGTCAATGTTCGCTCGGCTGTCCTGTTTCAAATCGCTATGCGCTAATCCCCAGAGGACATTACCCCGCCAAAGGTTAATTCTATCATTTTTCACCAATATTTAATAAAGCAGGGTTTAGAACAGCACTGTCTTTTTTGTTCGCTTCTTCACCTTCATTACTAATTTGAGTGTCAAGATTGTGCCAGATTCTTAACTGTTCCCCGTATTCCCAAACTGATACCAGAACAGCCACTCCTGCACCATACATAAAACCTGTGATTCCTTCAAATTCTTCGCTGGCTTTAAAAGATAATTCTTTTGCACATTCTTCAAGTTTTATTCCCTTGGTCATTTTTTCTTCCATTAATTCAGCCCAGCGTTTTGCAAAACCGATAATGGCAGCTCCGTAAGGATCTTTGTTGTCATCTTCCCATTTCTTCATCGCTTCCAAATCTTTAATTTTCATTTCTGTCAACACCTCCTTAATTATATTGGCGGGGGCCAGGAGTTTCACCCGACGGCTACACCCTTCAACGCTTCCTACTCTGTAGCACCACCCCGTGCGTTATCACGCCTCCCCGCCAAAGTTTAAAGCTCTTTCCTCAATTTATTATCTTCATATACTTTTACTTTTCCACCCGCTTTATCTTTCATTTCTCTTGCGTCCCTCAATACACCGCCCCATGTATTCCTACCTGTAACCACGACAGGTTCCTTTTTATTAAAGCTCTGAACAATCGTGAAAGTGCCTATATAATAACTACCAGGACTAAATTCTTCTTTAGTTGTCTGCATGCCAGTTCCATTACAACACTTACATTTCTCACGCTGGACAATCATTTCGAATTCCTTCCTTTCACTTTTGCCCAATTTTGCCAGGATACTTAGTTCGTTTCCTACGCCTCCCCGGGCCATGCGAGCCCGTTGTTTTCACAATCCGCCGTATTTTTGGCTCGCCTCGATGTTTTTCTTGATACTGGTGCCAGATTTGTTTCAGGCCTTTGTTTCCATATTTTTTGCGTATCTTATTTCTGATCATTTGGCGGTTTTCATAGAATATGCTTTCGAGTGCCATGATATAGCTCCTCTTTTCTATTCTTCTGCTTCATCTAAGCAAGCTTCCCACTCTTCACACTCATCACATTCATCGTGCTCCTCGCAATCTTTGCCGAACTTGTGACCATGTGGGCATCGGTCGTCTTTTTTTCCTTTTTTGCTTTCGTCTTTATCCTGTCCTTCTTTATCTTGTCCTTTGTCCTTTTTTGAGGTTTTTCTTCTGGAAGGCTTTGGTTTCTTTTCCTCTTCTTCCTCTTCCTCGGTGTCCTCTTCGTCTTCTTCTTCTTCTTCGTCATCCTCCGATTCAGGTTTTTGTAGGTTTTTCCGTTTCTTGGCTTGTGCGGGGGTTTCTTCTTCGTCCTCTTCGTCTTCTTCTTCTTCTTCTTCTTCTTCCTCATCTTCGTTTTCTATTTCATCCTGACTTAAGCCACCGAAGAAAACCGCCTGAATTTCTTTGAGTGAAGGCACAACGAGAACTTCATCTAGTGAAAGGACATCATCCAGAATGGACTCGCCATAAGGATCCCGGTCATTGAAATCTATCCGGGAAGTGTTGGCAAACTTATTTGAACCAAGCTGATCCTCACTAAACCGAATTCTTAGGGTGTATCCTTCTTCTAAATCCGGAAATGTTTCATACTCTTCATTCTCCTGGATCTCCTCGTTCAACTTATCTTGGAACAGGAACTGTGAAATGTCCCAAATATGAATTTCTTCATCGTAGTTTTTATGCCCTTTAGGAATTATTGCATACAAGTTTCGCATAGAGGGCTTCAATGCCTTTACCGAATCATCGTTCCAATCCGTTCCATCCTTAAGTAATTGAGCCCGGTACTCACAAACTGGACATTTTTGCTTGATACTTGATGGGCAAACAACATCCTCACTATTGGCACCGATCCCACGATGCAACCAGTACGGGCGTTTATACCAGAGTTCGCCTGGTACTGCGATTTCATACTCGTCATCTCTGTCGGGATGAACCTCATCAGTTACTGTATATGGCAAGATGTCCAGGTCAACTCTTGTCTTTGGTTCTTCCCTGAAAACACTAACCCCTTTGGGCAGATTCAAATGTCCAAATCTTGCCCCTCGGGACTGTTTAGCCGCGTTCCGACTAACGGCCCCTTTAAATCTTTTTCTTTTGTTAGCACCTTTTTTCTTAACCACCATTTACATCCTCCTTTAAAGTAATTAATTAACGGCCTTATTCTCGTTATAACAATTTTCTTTTTCTTCCTGTTTATCTTGGAACAACATTCTAAGCGCCCACACTTTTCCGATAGTAGAAGCCGCAGATAGCACTATCATATACACGGGGATCAGGAGTACTGTGACGACTATTAAAGTTATTTGATCCATGCTCATTTTATTCTTGATCCTTCCTTTTTCTGTTGATTTTGACTTTGGCGTTCCGATCTTTTCTCTTCTTCTCTTCCAACAGCTCGTGATTCAGATCTCTTGGAGATTGAGGGCCAGCAAAGTATGAAGCATTTAAGAGTCTTACAAGGTTTTCTAGTGCTGTCTTTCTCTGATCAACCGCTCGGACCACAGCCATGGCGACATCGTTCTCATACTTGGCATCCGTGTAATCCCTGCTGAGTTTTTGATATTCCCCCTGAAGTATTATTGTACTCTGAACTGCTGACTCTGTTGTTTTTTCTAATCCGTATTTAGTTGGGTTATTTCTAATGTCCATATCTAATTTGGCCCTACCTACTTCCAGACGCTCCTTCGCGTTATCCATGTCCCGTTTTGTGTCAGCAGCATGATGAGTATACTTTCGCATTAGTTCAGGCTGTTGCACCCACTCTACGTCCAAAGCGTTGTGGTCAATTTGAACATCTTCTTCATAATTCAGGTTGTCCATTATTCTTCCTCCTCGTCTTCCTCAACTTCTTCAAGAGATGTTGACCAGGAATTAAGCACTGCGGTATTAGCGAGTTTCATAACTTCTTCAACTTCCCACATTTCTTCCGTCTCTTCCAGCTCGATTGTGATTGTATCACAATAGCACAGTCCATATCTCTTTTCCAACTTGACTCTCACTTTTTTGGCCATCTTAATTTTCTCCTTTACCTTATTATACTATTATACTCAATTTCATTTAATCCTCCGAGAACAAGGCAGAATAGCAGGCAAGTACCAAACCTGCTAACCCCGTATTATAGAATGGTTCCAAGAATTCCTCCATTACAGCAGCAACTCCGTCGTTCCGCTGTTCACCCAGCAAAACGGCCTGACAATAACCAAGTACTGCTCTTCTGACTTTCTCGGGGTCTTCATCTAGGCCTTTGAGAATGTTCGATATTTTCTTCCACGGTGCTCCTTCCACCAGAGCCCTGCACAATTCAATGGTTTTAGAATGTTCTTCAGCTGCCTTCTTAGCTATAGACAGCCTTTTGTCTTCCTCTACTGCGAGCACCTGAGAAAGAATTTGTAAAGCATTGCGTGGATAGCCTAAACTATCCTGTGTAATTTGACCGTATACTTCTTTGGGCAATGTTTCGTTCTCAGACTTCACAACCCTTCGAAGGAGTATTTTCATCTCCTTTTCTGATAGAGGGTTAACTTGAAACTGGGCACACCTGCCTCTAATTGTTGATAACAACTTCTGCGGCTCCGTAGTACATAAAATAAAGTAAACATGACTGGGTGTATCTTCAAGAGCCTTTAGCAGAGCACTTTGTGCATCTCCGGTCAAACGGTGGCACTCGTCTAATATCCATATTCGATGGGATCCCTCTAAAGGTTTGTAAATACTTTGTTTTCTAATATCCCTGGCTGTTTCCACGCCTCGAAAATCAGCACTGTCAATTTCTTTCAAGTCTGATCCTTTAGCGCCTAGTTCCTTAGCCACTATACGTCCCAAAGTAGTTTTACCACATCCAGTGGGCCCGTAGAACAATATACTTCTGGGTATGGGCTGTTTCGAAGTTCCATCTAAATGACTTTCCAGAACTTTAACAACGTCTTCGTTTCCCACAATCTCGGCGAACGTTTTTGGCCTGTACTTTAAATAAAGTACACTTTCGTCATTATTCTGATTCATTCGAAATCTCCTTCCTCATCAGATTGTTCGTTTTCTAATTCATCCCTCCCCACGGTTTCTGGGCGTTTACCAAACCGATAAGGATATAAAGAGCAAGTGTGAATTAGACATAATCTTACTTCCTTAGGACTGCCACCACTACAATCTAAGCATTTCGCCCGGATGGCTTTCATAGGAGTTACCGCCATATATTATAACTCCCTCCTTTCTATCTATAAAAACCTTAGGAGACTAGTGATTTTTGATATAGAAGGCGATTTTAAAGTGGGGGTTCTACGCGACCCATGGTTTATCAACTCCGTATACTTCCAAATCAATATCCAGCGGTACAATAATCCAATCCCATTTCTTAGGTAATTCTTCTTTTACTATTCTGTTAATAGTCCCCTTAATATGTTCAAGCTCATCTGGGCGAACATCTAAGAGGGCGTCATCATGGATTTGTCCTACTAGTTTTGAATCCCACTTTTCCTTTCGCATGGCTTTATCCAACTCGATAAAAGTAAGTAGTAAGCAATGAAATGCTGTTCCCTGGATCGGGTAATTAATTATTTCATTTTTTCTCGCTACTCCAGCACAAGTGAAACCAGTTAGCATTTTCAGGTACCCATCACGTCTATACTGTTCAACCCATTTGTCACGCCAGTTATTGTAAACGTGAAATCTGTTGCTCCAGAAGTCATCCTCTACTTCTTTCATATATTCAACAAACTTTTGAAAGGATTTTATACCGTTATTTCTGAGATGATCAGATATATAGTAGCCATCAGATAGTTGAATCCCCATACCAGGAACCCATTTGCTGTGTGGCAACCCAACCCACTCACAAAGTGAAGCCGCGTTATTCCCATAGTAGTCTCCATAAAATTGTGGGAACACAAACCCGTTTTTTGCTGCCGATCTAAGTTTATTCTGAATAGGATCACTGCGATCCAAAGCCTCCAGCATGAATATTTGTTTTGCCATGTCTGCATGCATATCCGATTCTTTGTCCTTTAGATATTTTAGCATTACTGGATCTTTATGGTAGCATGCTCCGATATGCACTTCGAGTGCTGAGAAGTCCATTTCTACTAACATATGACCTGGCCTTGGTAACAAAGCTCGCCTACAAATTTGCATGGACTCCTTATCTCGCTTAGGTATATTCTGGAAGTTTGGGTTGGATGAGCTTGAGCGATAGGTGCGAACATTATGCAACTCGAAAGAAGGATGGAGATAACCATCAGTTTGTTCCCTAATAAATGCATCCAGGTATGTGTCTCTGATCTTAGCAAGTTTACGAATCTTCAGAATTATTTTAAGCTCTGGAATATCGATCTGGCCCAGGGCGTCCTCATCTGTGGATCCCTTCCCAGATTCTGTTACCTTTGGAGGTTCTATCTTCATTATATGATAAAGTAATCTAGATAACTGATGGTTACTATAAATGTTTGCTTTTCTACCATAGATGTGTTCCCATCGCCGGTAAAACTTTGTTCCCTGCAACTCCTTCTGGTACTTGTTTATTTTTCTAGTTAAATGTTGTTTCTTTCTCTCACAATACTCTGTATCGATTCTAATACCCTGTCTTTCTGCTCTGGCTAAGGCCAGTGTGCCATTATGAAATAATTTGTATGCATCAGCAGTAGTAGCTTTGATCTTCATTTCTTACATTCTCCAATCCCGCAAGTATTATATCCACAAACCGGACAAACAAAACAGCCGCCTTCTGGAATCATCTGGTTACCACAATCTGGACATTGCTGCATTCTTTCACTCCCTCCAAATATGAATATTAGTAAAAACACTCAAGTAAGTATAGTTTACTATTCCGCATGGCCTATCTTTCACCTGCCACGCGGTCGGCGAGATATGATGATGTGCGATTGTGTAATGATCAATTATATGGAAATTTCCCATCACACCGGGCCACCTGCCAGCACAGAAAAAGAACTGGCGGTCTTTTACAGAATATACATCTGTGTATTTTAGAAATAGCTTTCCTTCATCTTTCAGGAAACGATGAAAAGTTCTATTTGCAAAGACAAAAAATTCCTCTACTTCTTCAATCGAGTAATTGTATTCACCGTAATCTTCCCGCCTAACATCTGGTCCTTTTTTACTGCCAAATATATAAGGAGGGTCAAAGAAGATGGCATCAACTCTACCGTGCTTTCTCACATAGTCTTCTGTTTTTTCGAATGATAAAATATTATCATCAATAAAAGCAATATTGAATTTTGTGATCGGTATTAAACTCGGTTTCTTTGTCTCCTTCAGATAATACTGCCAAGAATATTTCTTGCCAGGAGTAGGATCAATGATGGTAGCATTTTCAAATAGGTGGAATTCTAATACTTTGTGTAGGGTTTGAGAAAAATTCAAGCTGGTCTGTAAAGAAACTATTGGCTTTGTAATAATTCCATCTCCTTCATTTGTATTTTGGCTAATCTAAATTCAAGCAAACTGTCAATTCCATTATATACTAGTAATCTTCTATACGAAGATTGGTTTGCGGTAAGCTCTTGTATTCTGTTCACACTGTTAGAATTTGTGCTTCTTAAGTAAGGGGCAACTTCGTCATCATACCCCAATACTCCAAACCGAACAAAAGATTGAAACTTTAACCCTGTAATGCCCGGTCTGTTGTCCAGAATATGAGCTGCCAACATAGTGTCAAATGTCCAAGGACGTGTTCTTATATTATACATAGTTACCAGCCAGTTATCCTCATATTTCATGTTCGCAGCAATCTTACCAATCTTCGGGTTTTCCAATAATTCCTTCAAATACCCTATGTGTTTCTTCTTTTTAGGTGCCGGTATTGCAAAGGCCCTATTCTCATCATAGCAGAAAGAAATTGCCACAATCTGATGCTTTTTCTTATTGAAGGGTTTCAAGCCCGTTGCTTCAATGTCAAATGTCATTAACTCTGGCTTCTCATCATTTAACTTAGTCAGAACACTTTCAATGTCATGAGTGACTGTAATACAATCTTCTTCAGGAGGATGGCTCGGGAGAGGTTCTGAAACTTTCGTAAAAGCCCGTTTTAGATCCTCAGTCCACCATACTTCAACTTCACTTTCTTCTCCATCTTGCCTCTCAATGTAGGACGGATGAAACGTAGGACACACCCACGCATTGAAATCTCTGTCCGGTATTGTCCATCCTGCCCACTTAGTGACTCCCCCCAAATCCTTTTTCCACCTATAACCTATTAAGGATGAAAGCGCAGAACCTCCGTGCAGAATGATCACAGGCGGTTTATATCTTTTTATTTCTGCCAAAACATTCTGCCTACAACAAGCTATCTCATACTCGTTTGGCGATCTATTGCTCCCACTCTTATCAACTGGGCGGCAATTGACAGCATTTAAGCTAATACAGTCATCAAACAAATCAATGCCCAGTTGTTTATATTTTCTTTGCAATACGCGCCCCATCTTTCCTTGCCAGGGAGCACCAGCACTATCTTCTTCTTTTCCAGGTGCTTCTCCAATAACCATTATACCTTTTTTGAAATTACCATACGCTGACATCCTTGGCGTTTCTGCAGATTTATACAACCCGCATGATACACAGGAGTGAATCCCCTTCTCGGAGCGGTATGGTGATTGTGCTTGTTCCTTAGTAAAGAAACCTTTCATTTACTGATCCTTCCTCCTTTCTTTTCATCCGTTACTGTCATTCCAGCAAATCTAGTAAGCAATTCCGTAAAGATTGCTTAGTTTCAAAACCGGATTTATTCCTGGGTGTATCTTCTATGTCAGCCCAAGAAAGGTTTGTATCCGGATTTAGAAGGGGGCCCGGTTTAGTAGCAAGGGACACTCGATTTTTATTCCTCCTTACTTCTGACTTTACCCACCTGAGATGCTCAAGATTCTCAACTGGTGGTAGTAAAGCATATCTTGTAATGTCGGCAGGGTTCTTGGGATCGGGGTTAACGAATAGAAAATACATTTTATTCAATACAGACTTAATAAAATAGTCAACATTACAGTCAGAAGGCAATTTGTAATATATGTCGGGGTCGCAAGCCCTCCTGATAGAAATGATTAATTTAATGGGTGTCCATTCTGCTTCTAAGATGTAGTCAAGTCCCATTGCGGATAAAGCAGATGATTCCCGTATTCGATTAAGGAGAAGATTCTTCTTTTGCTTCTCCGCCGGTAGAAATTGCATTAAGTAGGGATGCAATCTTGTTAATCTTGCCTTATCATCAATTAGTGGGTTTATCTTAGCTACCAACTGTTCTCGAATCTTTTTAGCATTGTCGAAATCCTCATCTGGTCTTTTCACACTTCTCACAATGTGGGTTTCTGGAATTTCTATAAGTCTCTTCATAATTCAACCTCCTACTTTTATTTCTCCACCATCGCTATCACATGTGTCCAATTATCACCGGTGAACTTGACCCTGTCCTCGCCGATTATGCAAGTTTGCAATCTGCTAAAAAGATTGATCAGGAATTGGACACCCATAGTAAACTTGATCGGTTTTCCGTCATACTTTGTTCTGGCAGTTTCTTCAAACCAGCCGTGCTCATTTTTCGCCGTAATTCTTACTTGGTTTTCCTTCATTTCGACGGTGGTCACAGATATATCTCCTGTACTAAAATCACTTCTAGAAAACACTTGTGCCCTTTCTAATATCTGAGCTGTCTTCTTTGGAAAGTCAAACTCAACACCATCAAACTCAAGGTGCTGGCTAGTATCCGGAAACTCATCTGTTAGAATCCTGGAAGAGAATACGGTACCATCATCCGTCTTGAAATGGATCCAACCTTGCCCTTCCGCAATCTCCTTGACATCATACCTTACTAACTCTTTTACCGAATTGGCTGGTATTAAAAACTTCCCTACCAGAACCCCTTCTCTTAACTGATAACGAACGATTTGATAAGAATCAGATACTTCAACAGTACTACCGGACACATTGACACAAGTCAAGATTGGCCTGCTCATATCTGGTGAGGCGCATGGATAACAAAATTTCAAAGCTTCAATAGTATCCTCTGGCAGTTTGTGCCAATCACTTATTTCACCTACTTGTTCAACGGGTAGCCTGACCTCCTGCTCAAATACCAGACCAGCTTTAGTTCTGCCAGACTCAATCACTATCTGTTTATCTTCCCACTCGATATCAATCTCGTCTTTCTTAATCTTATTGAGAAATTCATAAAGCGCTTGTGCCTTAACTGCCCCTTCAATATTGAGGCCTTCCACCGGATGTGAAATGCTGATTTCATCATTGTATGTAACCACCCGATGGCCCATAAGTGCAAAACTAGTAGACTGCTCAATTAACTCTTTACTTGCGAGTCCTGGCTTTACTTTTTCTAGAGCTTCCTGTAACTCGTTCTTGTTCACTTTCATTTTCTTCCTGTCCACCTTTCT